TGCCGGTGTACGGGAAGCGTTGGTTTGTGGACAACGTGGAGCGGTGCATGGGGCACGTTCGCCTCGCCAAGGATATGCAACGCCTCAAGAATATGCAGCTATCCAAGCTCGCAGAGATTTCGGCGTTATCGTCCATGGAGAAGCCTATCTTCATGCCTGAACAGGTGGCGGGGCATCAGGTGATGTGGGCTGAAGACAACCTTAAGAACTATCCGTATTTGCTGGTGAACGGCATTACGGACGCGCAAGGCGCGGTACAACCGGCGCCCCCGATTGCATACACCAAAGCCCCGCAGGTACCGCCTGCGATGGCGGCGCTGCTTGGGGTGACGGACATTGATATGCAGCAGCTTCTTGGCTCCCAAGGCAACGGGGACAAGATGGTTTCGCACGTTACGAGCAAGGCGGTGGACTTGGTGATGCAGCGGCTCGATATGCAGAGCTACATCTATGTGTCGAACATGGCGAAAGCCATTAAGCGCGTGGGCGAGGTTTGGTTGTCCATGGCTAAAGACGTGTTCGTTGAAGATAAGCGCAAGATGAAGGTTGTGACCGCCAACGGCAACCAAGACGAGATTGAGCTTATGACGCCGGTGATTAACCCCGAGAGCGGTGAGCTTGAGTACGACAACGACCTCTCGGAAGCTGAGTTCGATGTGGCGGTGGACGTTGGGCCGTCTTCAACGACGAAGAAACAGGCAACGGTGCAGGCGCTGCTCTCGATGATGGCGGTGACGCAAGACCCTGAGACGATGAATGTGCTCTCGTCGATGGCGATGATGAACATGGAAGGCGAAGGGCTTGGCGATGTGCGGACGTACTTCCGCAAGAAGCTGCTCAAGATGGGGGCGGTTAAACCCACCGAGCAAGAGGCACAGGAGCTCCTTGCAGAGGCCCAGAACGCCCAACCGGACGCACAGACGCAGTACTTCGCAGCAGAGGCGCAAAGGGCAAATGCGCTCGCTACAAAGGCACAAGCCGATACGGTGCTTACGCTGGCAAGAGCTGAGGAGACGAGAGCGAAGACCGAAGAGACGATTGCAAAGGCTGGTCAAATCGACCAAGACAAGGCGATGAAGCTGGCCGATCGCATCGAAGACGATGTGCAGAAGCTGGTGGCACCGGTTATGCCGGCAGCGCCTATGCAAACATTTTAGTGGACAAGCCCACTAAGTAAGAAAAAATGGAGAACAACAACACGGCAGTAGGTGCTGAAGTTGTCTTGGAAGATGAGGAAGCTCCCGTAGCGGAGGCTGTGGCTGAGGAGACCGGTACGCCGGTGGCCTCGGAGCCAGCCAAAGACGGGGAGGCGACCACTTCGGAAGAGATTGACGTTAGCATCGGGGATTCGCCAACCCAGAAAGAGGACGCAGAGAAGGCACCTGAATGGGTGCGTGAAGTGCGTAAAACCAATCGGGAACTGCACCGCAAGAATCGGGAGCTAGAGGAGAAGCTGAAGGCAATATCGGCAACTGAGAACAATCCGGTTGACCCTGGGCCGAAGCCGACACTGGAAGGCGCCGATTACGATACGGAGAAGTACGAGGCCAAGCTGGCTGAGTGGTTTGACCGGAGACGGAAAGCCGCTGAAGAGCAAGCTAAGGCCGAGGAAAAGCAGCAAGCCCAACAAGCCGAATGGCAGAGGAAACTCGAAACCTACGCGAAGTCGAAGACGGAGCTAAAGGTTCGGGATTATGAGGACGCCGAGGCGGCTGTGCAGGAGATGCTCGATATAACGCAGCAAGGCATCTTGCTACAAGGATCGGACAACTCGGCATTACTGGTGTACGCGCTGGGCAAAAACCCCAAGAAAGCGAAGGAACTCTCTGAGATAAAAGACCCGGTGAGATTCGCGTTCGCGGTGGCTAAACTCGAAACACAACTCAAGGTGACAAAGAAAACTGCTCCTCCTCCAGAAAAGACCCCACCGTCAGGCGGGGCAAGGTCAACCGGTGGTTCCGACGAAGTGTTGGAAAACCTACGCGCAAAGGCCGAGCGCACCGGTGACTACACGCAGATTTTGGCCTACAAACGTCAATTGCAGTCAAAAAAGTAACCTATGCCTAATTCATTCAATAAAGAAGAGCGCGTAGCGTTTGAGAACCTCCTTGAGGGGTTCAATGACGCGCTTGTCCTCTCCCGTAACGTCTCGATCTACAACACCGATCAGACGACGATGGAACGCACCAACAACGTCATCTGGCGTCCCCAGCCCTACATTGCGACTTCGATCTCCAATGCAGGGGTTGGAACAAACATCACCAGCGTTGGTGGCTACGCTTCCTATACCCAGCTCGCGGTACCCGCCAGCATCAACCAGACCCGCACGGTGGCCTTTGAGATGAACGCTCAAGAGCTTCGTGACGCTCTGCAAGAGCAACGCCTTGGCAACTCGGCGAAACAGAAGCTTGCTTCTGACATCAACGTGTCGGTGCTCCAAATCGCGGCCAATCAAGGCACGCTTGTTGTCAGGCGTCAGACAGCTGCTGGTGCTTCTAGCGGGTTCGATGACGTTGCCCAGTGCGAGGCCATCTTCAACGAGCAGGGCATCATGGACGGTGACCGCTACCTCGCGCTCAACACGCGGGACTACAACGGCCTCGCTAACGACCTTGCCAAGGCTTCGCGCTCCTTCGGGAACCAGAAGTCCGACAAGGCTTATGAGCGTGCGTACGTTGGGATGGTGGCGTCCTTCGACATCTACAAGCTCGACTACGCGGTGCGGTTGCCTGCTGGGTCTGCTACGGCGACCATCAACACGACTGACGGCGCAGCGAACTACTACATCCCGAAAGCCATCTCGACTTCGCCAACGACGTCCGAGCGGCTCAACGTGGATAACCGCTTCCAGTCGCTGACGGTGGCAGTTTCCGCTGGCGCTTTGGCGGCAGGGGACGCATTCACCATCGCAGGCGTCAACGCAGTGCATCACATCACCAAAGGCGACACCGGTCAGCTTAAGACCTTCCGTGTCATCTCGGCGAGTGCGCCTGCTGCTGGTAGCCAAGCTATCGTCATCAGCCCTCCGATCATCTCCAATCAGGTTGCCAACGCTTCCTCTGCGCAGAACCAAAACTGCGTGGTGAACACCAAGGCATCCAACTCGGCAATCACGATCCTGAACACGACGGCGGCTGGCGTTAACTGCTTCTGGCACAAGGACGCGATTGAAATCCTGCCTGGCCGTTATGCGATTCCCGACAACGCCGGCGTGGCGGTGATGCGCGGCTCGACCGACCAAGGGTTGGAACTCGTTATGAGCAAGCGTTTCGATCAGGACTCGCTCACGACCAAGTATCGCGTGGACACGTTCTACGGAGTTGTGAACAAACAACCCGAAATGAGTGGCATTCTGCTGTTCAATCAGTAGTATAGTCTCACGGGGGGTGGCCCTTCGGGGCCATCCCCTTAACTTTACGCAACTTATGCCGCTCAAGAAGGGTTATTCGCAGAAGACAATCTCCTACAACATTGGCAAGGAGATGAAGGCCGGTAAACCGCAGAAGCAAGCGATTGCAATCGCGCTCTCAACGGCTCGCAAAGCGAAGCAAGCGGCTGGAAAACCCGTTGGAAAACTGAAAAAATGATTGAGTTTCCTGCAATGGTGTACCGCTCGCCGGGTAAGAACCCTACGCGTTATGGCACCTTCGATTACTGCGGCGTCGAATCCCAAGACGAACTCGACGAAGCCCTCTCCTTGGGCTGGAGTTTGACTGTTGAAGATGCTGTGGATGCTTTTAACAAGGCCGTGGAGGCCGCTGAAAGGCTCAAGAACGAGCCCAAGGTGAAGATTGTGGTCAATGAACCGGAATCCGAGGCTGCGCCCCTTCCTGAGGTTGCTGGCGAGCCGGTTTTGCTGGCTGAAGACGACGAAGAAGAAGATAAACCGCGCCGCAGGCGCAAATGACGCATGGGATACACTAAACGCCAGTTCGTTGAGGCCGCTTTCGAGGAACTTGGGCTGGCGTCTTATGTGTTTGACCTGACTGCGGACGAGCTTCAGTCGGCGGTGCGCCGGCTGGACGCCATGGTGGCGCAGTGGTACGCGAAAGCTATCCAGATTGGCTATCCGCTAACGAACTCGCCTGAGAACGCGGACTTGGATACTGAGACGAACGTCCCGATCACCGCGAACGAGGCCATCATTTTGAATCTGGCAATGCGGATTGCTCCGCAGTTCGGCAAAACGCCTTCCCCAGACACCAAGCTAGGCGCGATTTCTGGCTACCAGACGCTCCTCATGCAGAGCGCCAACGTCCTGCAACAACAGTACCCCTCGACGATGCCTGCTGGCGCCGGCAACAAGGATGTGGATTGGCCGTTCTTGCCTGTTCCGTCTATCGCTCCAATCGAGCAACAACCCAACGGTCAGCTTCTCTTCCTCTAACATGGCTATTCAAAATCTTGATAACGTCGATAGCATCAGCAACTCGACGCTGTTTGCTGTCAACCAGAACGGGCTCGACTACAACTGCACTGGTTTGGCCGTTGCGAACTTCATCGAGCAGAACATTTCCTTGAATGACAACAGCGTGATTCAGTACGCAGCTCCGTTGACTGGTTCGACTGTTGCGGTTTCTGGAACTGGAGACAGCGTGTGGCTGGTTCTCACGCCTGCATCAAGCCTTGCGGCGCTGACGGTTCAACTTCCGCTTGTTGACGGGTGTGTTGCCAACCAAGAAGTTCTCATTGTTACAACGCAGACGATTGCGGCATTGACGATTTCTCTTAACGGAGCGTCTGCAAGCGGGCTTCCATCGGCTTTGATTGCAGGTGGCGTTTTGCGGTTGCGTTTCGAGCCAGTACTGAAGACGTGGTACAATGTGACAGGGCCGAATGTCATCTATGGCAGTGCGTCATGGAATCCAGGTACCATTGCAAATGGAGGCATTGCTGGCACAAATGTGGTTGTTACTGGTGCTGCACTTGGGGATTTCGTCGATGTTACCTTCTCGGCCTCCCAACAGGATTGCTTATTTCAAGGGTGGGTTTCAACGGCAGATGTTGTGCGCGTTTTGATTGTAAACAATTCTGGCGTTTCCAAGACTTTTTCATCAGGTACAATCAAGGTCAAAATCAGCAAGTAACGCTTTATGACACTTCCATTTAATCCCTCTTACGGCAGCGGCGCAACGCGCACGGCGACGACGACCTCTGCGCAGTACGCGATTCGGGCTGGTACGCGCAGCGTGTGCGTTACGAACACCGGTGCGACAAATGCCGCTTACGTTCGCGTTGGGCAAGGCACGATTACGGCAACTGCCGCAGACTACATCATCATGCCCGGTAGCCAAGTGTCCCTTGGCAAGTTCGAGGATGACAACGTGATTGCGTTGCTCTCTTCTGCCAGCACAACGACGGTTCACATCATTTCTGGCGCTGGCCTGTGATTCGGTATCTCTCCAGAAGACGGTCAAAAATACCTGCGGCGGTTTCTGGCGTAACGCCGGTGCCTCCTCCAACAGCTTCTTACTACATCCGTCCCGTAGCAGTCGGCGGCGGGTACTACCTACAGCCGGTAACCGGCGATAAATACGTTAGACCCTAAAGCATATGCCTGACATCACAGTATCCAATTCGATTGACACGTTCATGCAGTCTGCTGATCAGGCTGAGATGCGAACCCGATTGGCGTTAGGTGACGCCGCAACCAAGAACACTGGAACGACCGCAGGCACGGTAGCTGCAGGGGATGACTCGCGCTTATCAAATGCACGCACCCCGACAGCGCACGCAGCAAGTCATGCGGCAGCTGGAAGCGACCCAATCACCATCACGGCAAGTCAGATTTCCGGTTCTCTTACACAGAGCACAACTGGCACAGCAGCAAATGTCACTGGAACAGTGGCCATATCTAATGGCGGAACTGGACAGACAACTCAACAGGCAGCAGCAAATGCATTGCTGCCAAGTCAATCGAGCAATAATGGCAAGTTCCTTACAACCGACGGAACAAACACATCGTGGGCAAAAACGCTGGCATTCGCTCAAACAAAAACGGTTGGCGTTGATGCTACCACAATCCAAGGCTGCATTGACCTTGTAAGCGGAGCAACTGCATCGAACCAGACTCAAATCCTGATTCCGCCAGGTGCTTACACCGAGAATCTTACGCTTAAACCGTGCGTTTCGCTCGCATCAACAGGAGGAAACAATGGGCAGGGTTCCGTTGTTCGTGTGAACGGAGTACACACTGCTACAGGAGCAGCTACTGCTGGCGACTCAATCCTTGAGATCAACGGCATTCGGTTTGAAAACACAACCACAAGCCCGACCATTACGTTCAACGCGAACGGCACGACACAGTTTTTGGTAATTCTGGAAGACTGCATGGTTGGCAACTCAAACGCCTCAACCGCTGTCTCTGGAGTTGTAATAAATGCAAATGTCGTTGTTCGCGCAGTAAATGTTCGCAGCTTGGCAAATTCAAGCGCGGGACAAGGCGGAACACACTGGGACTTGAATGGCGGAAGTTTATACGCTAATGGCTGTTCAACCGAGTATGGAACGTGCGCGTTGTTAATGCGTGGAACAAATGGAGCAAACTATCCATACGCTGAACTTAAAGGGTCTTACTTAAAGGCAAATGGCGCAAACACGGTCTCAATCACAAGCACAACCGCACTGCTTACTGCTGGATGGTGCTCTTTTGAAAACCAAGCAGCTACTGCAAACGGAATCAACATTGCGGCTGGATCAGTTGTTGGCGTTTATAACTCTGCTTTTGTAATTACCGCAGGCGCTTCAAATTATGTTGTAAATGGTGCTGCTGGAAGCTTGTATTTTTCAACTGGGAACTCGTACAGCAATTCTTCTCTGATTGCATACGAAACAAAAATTGGGGCTTCCGTAGCGCAATATGCCTACACGTCAACAAATGTCTCCAAAAGCGGAGACACGATGACAGGGAAATTAATTACTCCGGCATCGACTACAAGTGCTGCTGGGCTAAACATTGGGTCAGGAACAGCACCAACATCACCGTCATCTGGAGACATTTACATTGCAGGAGACGCATTATCGTATCGAGGCTCAACTGCAACTCG